TTTATCAACTTACAATTTGGCCTATAGGGAATCGGGAAACGTTCCAGAGCCTTGGGATGTTCGTTGCCGATGGAACTTTATGGAGATTGGCCGCGACACCCCACTCATCCGAACCTACTGGAAAAGCGTTAACTACCAATGGAGGGATGGAAAGATTGTGTTCTTTGCCGAAGATCCCGAAGCCCAAGCGGTTCAGGGTGTTACTTGCCAAGACAGAATCATCTCCAGCCAAGCTGTGGTCATCCATGGGTGCAAAGATGGGTCACTGCATAAAATGGCCCAAGAGGGGTTTCCAATGCCGTCAGATTCCACGGGATTAAATACCCCATCGAATTCGATGGGATTAGATCAAAGCGTCAATAATGATGCACAAAGTGGGACGGTTTGTGATAAAGCTTCAAAAGTGGTGCGAAAACCGCCCAAAAAAGCCAAGAAAAAGCGGGTAATCTCGGAAGTAGAGCGCGAACGCCGTAGGCAGTCCATGATGGAAATTTTGCAAAGAAAGCGTGAACGAAAGGCCCAAGAGACTGTCTAACGCTTCCTATGCAAGAAGTCATCTTTGAACCATCCGCCGAAACCGCCATCCTTTCCTGCCTCTGCCATGCCCCGTCAGAGGATCAGCGTGAGATCCTTTTATCCATAAAGGAAGATCATTTCTACCTTCAGGAGAACAAGATCATCTTTCGGGCGGTAATGCGCTGTATCGCCAAGGGGATGCAGGCTGACATCATTAATGTCAAAGGAGAGATCGAAGCTGCCAACGAATACGATATCGTTGGGGGTGAACAAAAGATTACAGAAGTTGCAACTTCATGTGTAGCCCATAACAACTGGAAGCGTTACTATCCCAAGCTGGAAGAAGCCCGCTACAGAAGGTCATTGGAATACTTGGCCAACGACATGGTTCACAAAGCCAGAGACCGCGAGCTAAAGATTGAAGAACTCAAGAACTGGTCAGAGACCACCGTCATGCGGGCTGACTACGAAATGGATGATGGTAGCAAGCTTTCCATCAACAATGCTTTAGATCGCGCTGCCCAGAACATCGAATCCACGATTGCTGGAAAGCCTTGTATCGGCATTCGCACAGGTATTACGCCTCTGGATGATCTTCTCATGTTTGGCCTGCGTGGCGGAGACATGGTTGTTTTGGCTGCAAGGCCAGCGGTTGGCAAGACGGCCAGCGCCCTTCAGATTGCTGAAAACGTGGCGCTTAACCAAAAGAAGCGGGTCTTGATCTTCTCTTTGGAGATGACAAGCGTTGCCCTCATGGAGCGCATGATTCGCTCGCGGGCGCGTGTGGGCGCTGCTGACATTCTATCTGGTCGAGTGACCCCGCATCAGAAACAATCCCTTGGAAGGGCTGTGCAAGAAATCCAAGCATCCGAAATCATCTGCGACGATAGCTCGGCCAAATCTATCGGCTATCTCAAGGCGGTAGCTCGCCGCGCCCACCAGCGCACTCCGCTAGACCTCATCATCATTGACTACCTCCAGTTGGTTAAGGGCGATAGCAAGCGTGGAAAAGACAATCGCGTGTGCGAGGTGGAAGAGATTAGCGGTGGCATCAAGGATCTGGCCAAGACCCTCAAGGTTCCCGTTCTGGTGCTGGCTCAACTTAATCGCGACCCAGACAAGCGTGGAGGACGCCCCAGCCTTTCAGACCTCAAGGGATCTGGAGCAATCGAACAGGACTCAGATATCGTCATTATGCTTCACAGCGAAGATGCTCAAGACCATGAGCAGAATCCCACCATGGAGTTTATTGTCGGCAAGCATCGGGACGGCCCGACAGGCGTGGCCAACATGAGCTTCAACAAGGCGATTACCCGATTTGAGGTGGCGTAGCCTTCCAGCAAAAGGCTGGGAAGTTCAAGCCTTCTCCACCTTGTGCGTCAACTGGAAGATGGACGGAGACCGCATTATAGCAGCCGCAAATTCCGCAAGCTTTAAGCTGCTGGTCATAAGATGTTGTTTTCGCTCCTGCAATATGAGGTAGCATTCCAGCAATCCCCTTGCATCCCCAACAGCCAGAAGTGGCAATTTGATGTGGGCAGGCCGCACAAATCTTGGCCCTGCGCTCCGCCTCATTTTGATCGACTAGCTGGAATTTGTTTTCTTTGGCAAAGTGATACATTGCCTTAACCCAGCGGACAATTTGAGAAAACCCCAAAGTTTGTTTTTCTTGGGTGCATGGCACACAGTTTTCATTTCCAGCCATTCTGTCACAAAGATTGTGTTCTATTTGTGACACAAGATCCACTGGAGGGGTAATGCCCTTGGAGATTAAAAGCTTTTCGCAATTCGCAACCATGTCATGCCAATCGCCTCCACGAACAGGCTCGTTTACAATTGGACAATTTACCCACCATCCTTGTGGGGGAACATCCGATTTTCTCTCGTAGCAAAATTTGGGTGCGTCACTCATTGATAACTAGCTCCGCTTCATAGGTGTTGTTTTCGGGGATCTTCATTGACTCCAGCTTGGTGGCAATGTTGATCTGAATTGCATTTTGCTGATTATTACCCTCAGAAAAGTTGATAGAGGCTGCTTCTGCCAACTGCTTGATATTTCTCATCATGCCAAGAGCCTCCATGCCGTCCAGATCTTGTGCGGCATCAGCGGCCTTCACCAATACCTTACCAGTCAAAAACTTGATCGACTTCTTCATGGTTTCCAAAGATGCTGTGATTTCCGACATTACGGACGGAACTCCGTCATCTTCCCAAGGGGCTGGAGATTGCTCGTTGACCAGACGTTCGCGGCACTGAATCCAACGCTGGGTATCCCGCCACAAGCATACAGTAGATTCGCTTACCTTCAGTTCCTCGGCAATATCCCGCAGGGTGCGTCCCGAACAATACATAGAAAATCCCTTAATACACTCAAGCCTGCGTTTTTTATCCATCTCCTCCATTCTGGCGGGAGGGGCAACTAGGGCTACGGGACGCTCCTTATCCCAAGGGTAGAGGTTTTCTGCTTCTGGATTTTCCTGCCAGACCTTGACGTACTCGTCCCATTTCTCGCTATAGATCATCTTCTCAAGAGTGGGTTTATGCTTGGTATCCAAGGCTTTCATTACCTCTGGCATGCTTCGACCAGCGGCGTATAACCGAAATGCACTCTGTTTTTTGATGCGATTTTCAATCGAATCCCAATCGCGTTCTGCACTCTTGCGCTTTTTCTCCATCCAGATTAGTGTAGTATAAATTTCATAAATGGCAACAGTTGATCAAGGGATAGAGAAATACGGGAGGTTGTGGTTACCCAAAGATGGACAGGCGATTACGCCAATCCGCATTGAGATGGACGCCTTCTTGCAGGGGCTTACCCCCGAAGAAGGAGGGCTCGGAAAAGCCCGACATTACCGAAATATCGTCTCGGCAATCTGGCCAACATTTCAGTGGCATAGGTGGGCGGAACTGAGCGCACAGGCATTCTGTAACCAAGTCTATGAGGTGGATGAGGCTACGGGCAATCGATTCGTCCGAAGCGTGACAGGTCTGGCTGGTGGAACCGACTCTGGCAAGTCTTACGGTATGGCGGCATTTGCGCTGGTCAATTGGTTCTGCGACCCGATCAACACAATGACCATTGTGGTCTCTACGTCGAAAATAGACGCAAAGCAGCGTATCTGGGCGGCATTGGTTAAGATGTACCGCGAAGCCCGAAACATGGGACTAGCCTCTGGAAGGCTCATCGAGTCCATGGACATTATTAAGCTTTCGGATGAAGAGGGTGCAGTGATCGATCCCGAAACAGGGGTTAGTGATGCATCGTCTATTATGCTTCTGGCGGCTGGTGACGAATACAAAGATGACGCTCAAAAGCGACTTCAAGGCAAAAAGAATCGTCGTATCGTGTTGATAATCGATGAGTTACAAGATTGTTCGGCTTCCGTAATTAACGAAGCTGTGTGGGGATTTAAGGGCGCACAAGAACTTTATATCGTTGGCGCGGGCAATCCATCTTCCATCTTCGATCCCCACGGAAAGTTCTGCGAACCCATAAAGGGATGGATGAGCGTGGACGAGCAAACCCCGAATTGGAAGATACGAGTGGCTGGTATCGAGGGGGTATGCATCAGGTTTGATTCAGAAAACGACAACCCGAACCAACAGTCCTTCGATGCGGGCAAGGGACTGCGCTATCCATTCCTTCCCAAGCCCAACGATGTGGCCTTGGCCCGAAAGGAACTGGGAGAACTCAATCCGCAGTATTGGAGGAAGTTTCGGGGCTTCTGGCCTCCAGCAGACGCTGACGATTCCACGATTGTCTCGGACATCCTGCTGGCCCGCCATGGGGCACTGGATAAACCCATCTGGGATGGAACCCCGAAAGATATTGCAGGAATTGATCCAAGCTACACTGAGGGAGGTGACCGTTTCGTCTTTACCCACCTCAAGTATGGCAAGCTGATTAGTGGCAAGTGGGCGATAGCTGTCGAAAAACAGTATGTCCTTAACCGAAGGGCTGGGTCTCAGGAAGACTTCCAATACGAGATGATCCAGCAAATCCACGATCTCTCTCTTAAGTTGGGAATTCCAAATCAATGGATGGGGGTAGATGCTTCGGCGGGCGGTATCTTCTGGTCAATCGGAGAACGAGAACTCCTAAAAGGTTGGCATGCAGTAAGTTTTGCAGGGGCGGCTTCCGACCTTCCTGTCAGCGCCCAATACGCCATGAGGAACGAAGCCACTGGAAAGCCACAAGTCGGCAAGGAATTGTTCCACAACATGGCTTCTGAACTCTGTTTCGCCGCCCGATACTTCTTGGAGTGTGAGCAACTCAAGGGGATTACCCCTGATCTGGCATGGGAGATGACCCAGAGGAAGTATGTACGAAGGACTCGGAAGATTATTATTGAGTCCAAGACCGACATGAAAAAGAGGATTGGGAAGTCTCCTGACTTATTTG